TAGATGTTAAAACGCTGGCAACATCATATGCTACATTAGGATGTAGAACGATAGCACAGTCATTAGCTGTGTCATAGCCTTGGCTGCGTAGTTTTGCAATAGCCTGGAAAATCAATGCTGGAGTAGCGGCAGTAGAAACACCACCAACTGATACTGACAAACTGTTGGCTAGGCCTAATAGGTCAGCGTCCATCTTGCGAGCGATTGCTTCGCCAAATAAACGACCAATGTCTGCTACCACATTGCTGGCACTTGCCATCATAGCGATATCACTAACTGATGTCATTAGACCAACTTCTTGCAATGTTAAAGTTGCACCATCTGTAGAGATAGCGGTGTTGGTCAATGCTGTTCCTTCTGTCAACTGAGAGGCTGTGCTCTTTGGATAGATTGGAACTGTAACTGTCTTACCTTGACCTTGGCCAAGTGTGTAGTTACGAACGAGGCCACGCATAATGGAACGCTCGTTTGCCACGAATAATGCTTCTGCAACGATTGTAGGCAATAGGTCGTTGAGGGTTGTTGTAGTTGATGCTGCCATTTTAAGGCTCCTTTAAGTTATTGAAGACCATTGGCCTTCTTATATTCTTTATACGCCGCACGGTCCTCTGCTTTAGACATATCCAATTTGGTAATATCTAATGAAGTCTGTGCTTTGTTTCCTATGTTGCTTCTGGTATTTGCAGTTGTTGGGTTCGCTAATTTGAAATGAGGATTTGTGTCAAGAAACTCTTTTACTAAATCTTCTACTTGTAAGGACTCACCTTTGTCATTATAACGCACTGATCCTTTAGCGTCCACCACTTCTACATCACCACTATCATTCATACGAACATTCTGTGATAACAGTGCCTTGACCTGTTCAGCATTGACCGCATTATATTTGGCCGCCGCAGATAGGATAGGAACATTCACTTTGTATTCTTTAATGATAGAATCTCTTTTAGAGATTTCAGCATCTTTTTTAGCAGCCAATTCCTTAATCACAGATTCAAATTCTCCCTTCTTGACCTGTGTTTCCTGTTGCTTCTTCTCCCATTCTGTTTTAATAGAACGGAGTTCTGCTGGATCACCTAGATCTTCATAGGGTTTGAGAAGTTTCTTTTCTAATGAACCCTTCATACGGGCCATCATTCCATCTACTTCATCTTGACTATAGGTTTTAGTTGCTGGTGCCTGATTTTCAGTATTATTAACGCTGTTGGCATCAGTTGCCGTATCGTTCACCAATGTATTATCTGACATTGTGCATCGCCTCCTTGAGAGTGTTTAATATGTTATTTATTAGAATGATGTAATATCACTCAGATAAACGGATTCTTAGATCGTTTAATTGTTTTCTATTCTGTTGGATCAACACCTTGACTGGTGTTGCAAATTCTCCATAGCCAGGATATGAAAACAACCATTCTGATTCTTGATCATCACAGTCTAATTCTTCAGCCATTGCCTCAACAATTGAATCAGGATAATCTACAATATACATTCTAGCCTGATAGTTGCCCAATGGCTCTAGTGTATCTGTATCGTGCCAATGCTCAATGCTAATGGCACCTTGTTTGTAGGCTTTAAGACTCCAAGGACATTCTTGTTGAATGCTCTCAAAGTATTCTAGCCAATTAACGCTTTGGTGGCTTCTTGCCTCGTCCACGGCCTCTTCCCATAATGGTCTCCTTAATATTCTTCATCTTTGTGATAATAACCTTGTGCCATATAGGCAATGTGTTCTTGTTCAGTGCGGGCAATGACTTCATCACCTTCTGCATTGCACATTATGTGAGGCTCAAACACAGGCTCAGCGGGCAAGACTTCTTGACCTTGAGCCATTTCAGCGGCAAAGTAAACTTCAGGATCTTCACCCAAAAACTCTGCAATCTTACCATCAATAAGGTCAAACACCTTGGGATTGGTAGCGGCTGCTTTGGCCTGTTGCAGTTGTGTGATCTCTTGTGCAGTATCACGGATGTTGAAGCTGCCTGGATATTCAACTTCACCTTGCCAGACTGTGCCCATATACTCACACCATAGAGTCCACATCTGTTCTTCTGCTAATTCTAGATTGTCTGCTTTTTCACTTAGGCGAGCGTTGAGCAATTGAAATTCTGTTTCCATTGCAACACCACTCATTGTGCGACTTTCTGTGGCACGAACTGCACCAGTGTTGGCCATCTTGTCTATGCTGTCTATTGAATGCTGTATGCTCATATAGATCTTGTCTACACTTGCACCACCAAACTCTAGTAGATAAGGCTTCAAGCCTGGATCTAGATTGTCTGGCATATGAATGATTGATCCAGCACCAATGCCTGCCTGTGTCTCAGGTGTCTTAACTAGGCTGGGGTGACTGTCTAATCTAATGGCCTGCTCTACTTCTGAAGTGCAGTTGTAGATAAACTTTTGTGCATCAGCAATGTCAGCAATGTCTGATATGCCAAAGCCACGCACAATGCTTCTACCATTGTAGGCACATACTGCTGGTATCTTGCCTAGGCCGTTGACTTCTATGATTTCTTCTTGCAATATTTTCTTATTGGTATCAACCACTGATGTTGTTACTGTTTCAGGTGTCCAAGTCTTGACTGTTCGCATCTCACCTGTGGTTTCTTCTAGATAGCGTAGGTATGTTAAGACCACCCTTCCTGATGGTTGACGCTGGTATTGCCAGTCTAATACAACCATTGGGGTCAATAGGCTAACATAAGGACGAACGCCCATTGCTTGTTCATCCGCTACTGTGGTAGCACCTACATTGGGTTTGGATACCATAATCCAAGCGTGACCAAACACTGAAGTCCAGGTGGCCACATCCTTCATAAAACTATCTAGACTGCGACCATCAAGGTCAGCATCTTCAAGAAAGTCTTGCAGTTCTGGTAATGCTTCTAAGCCTTCAAACTCACGCTCAGGTTCTTCACGGAACAAGAAACTATTGTAGACTGAGATCACTGATTGGCAATGATTCTCTAGTGGAGTTGTTCTAATACGCCCTTGATATTCTGCATCAGTTTCAAGTTGATAGCGTGTTAGGTGTTGTGCGTCTTTGTATTCTTGGCCACCTACATAACTTTGTAGCAGGTATTCCCACTGTGGATAGTAGGTTTCATACAGTAGATTGCCCTGTAGCAAGCTCTTAAGTTCATCTGATAGCGTTTGAATAATGTTCATTTACTTGTCCTTGTTAAGCGAGAGCGTGGCCCCAGCGTTGTGGTGTTAATAGTTCAGGGTCAATATCTCTACGAACTGGGAATAGATAATCTACCATATATCCCAATGCATCATTCATATGATCATAACCACTGTCTTTGTCAGGTTGTGAGCTGCCTTCACGATAGGTCTGACGCTCTAATCCCTCAATAGTATATTTACACTTGCCATCTATAAACAGCCTTCTAATGCCAGTGCTGTCGCATAAACGACTGTTCACAGCATTGATGCGATCACGGACTGGAGTGTGTGCTCTTGGTGCTTTCACAACGAATCCAGCGTTCTGTAATATGGTAATATCAGTCATACCTCCTGCTGATGTCTTGCGTTGACTGCCAGCAGGATCAGGGTAAACCCAGACTTTTGATTTGGGAAATCGTTGTTTAATCTCATCAACCATCTCTTTGGTATTGGAACTAAACAATCTCACTTCATCTATGATATGTAAGGTATCTCCAGATCTGACTGCAATCACAGCTGACATTGGATCTATGTTAAAGTCCATACCCACATAGACTACATCAGGAGTATTACCTTCGTATTTACGCACATTGGCTGCACGATCAAATGCGTAGTATATGCGTCCTGAGAATGTTTCAAAGGTTGCTAGATACTCTTGGCGAAAGGTGCGTTCATCTAGATCTCTACGGGCTGATTCAATCTCTTCCTCAAGAACATTGCCACCTTCAATTGTGGTAAAACTATATGAGCTCCAGGCACTAGGATCTTCTAGCGTGTTCTGATATATTTCATAAGCCCAGTTGCCAATGCCCTTGGGTGTGCCAATGAAAAGAGCACGACCCTGCTTGTCAGAGAGAGTAGGGCGTAGCACTTCATACCAAGCATCAGGGGAAATATCAGCAAACTCATCAAGCACAATAAAATCAAGGCCCACACCGCGTAGGCTGTCATAGTTGTCAGCTCCCTTAAGAGTGATAGTAGAGCCATTGCGAAGGACGATTGAGAGTTCTGTTTCATTTGTCTTTTGTATCCAGTTAAGGTCTGCCAGTTTGTTCTTGAGTTTCTTCCACACAATACCGCGGGCCATTTTGTAGGTTGGGGCCAAATACCAAACATCTTTGTCAGGCTCTTTGGCGTGATAGCACAGTTCACGAATGCTTAGAAAGGTCTTGCCAAAGCGTCTACCAGCAACCACAACACGGAATCGTGTAGCATCTTGGGCCACTGTGTTCTGTGCTTTACTTAAAGGCATTGTAGGCTTGACCTAGTATGATCAAGGTGATTATTATTGTGAGTGTTATGATAACATCTAGGTCCCACTTTAAGCCAGTCATCCAAGGACGCAGCCACAGATAGTTGGCTATGATTATTGCTAGAAATAGATGCTGTTCTGCCAGCGTCAAAGCCGTTACTCATCTGACCAGGGCAAGGGTTGGTTTACATCACTGTTGATAGGTGAGTCCGTTTGTCCCAGATATTGTTTGCCCAACCATATAAGCAGAGTAGCATTGCCACCCAGTGCGGTTGATAACTGCACCGCTCTTAGTCTGCGTTTCATCCCTGCACGGGCTTTTGTTAGATAATCGCAAAAGTTGTAGTTCAAGGTGTCTTCCTTGATCATAAACCACTCTGCAATCTCTTTGTTGGTGCATCCCAGTTCTGCTAACTTGTAGACTTCATCTGGGGGCACCACACGCTTTTCTCTGCCTACTATCAGCCCCTGCTTGGTGACTTCACCCCATTTGGGATCCTTGCGTTGAGGATACTCCCACTTGGGAAATTTAGTTAGATCTTGATGTGGCTCTTCAACCTTGATTTCTGGTTGTGCCTGCACAGGCCTTGCGGTGATGGCACCGCTGTCAATGATGTTATTCATAGCAGTATTTATTGTCGTGCTATGAATCAGATGACTTTATTGGGTTTTTTGTTGACTTAGTATGTTGACTTCATTGCGAAGTAGATCTAACTGCACTCTTGTGCTCTTAATTAGACCAACTAATTGGCGATGTTGTTCAACTAGATCTGACATCATTGCTTGATTGTTGTTGTGTGCAAGAATCAACTGCCCAATGTTGTGTTTGGCATTTATGAGTTCTTGGTGTGGGTCCCAGCCCGTGTTATGAAAGTCACTCATATTCTAAATTAAGCGTTGATGTATGAAAGAAGCATAGTCAGGATCAATTTCACATCCAATGCTATCTAATCCCATTTCTTTTGCCACAGCCAAGGTTGTGCCAGTGCCTGCAAATGGATCAAATACTGTGTGCCCTGGTTGTGCTCCTGCTACATTTAGGCAATGACGCACTAGATCACGAGGAAATATTGCTGGATGTCCTTTATCTCCTTTGATGTCTGCGGCCGCTTGTCCCATATAGCCCGTGGTCTCATAAGGTATATGCCAGCAGGTGGTTGTGGGACGAGTGCGTCTACCAGTTCTCTTAAAGTTATCTTCTGCAAATTCTGGGCGATAATCCACTGCTGACTGTGATAGACTAATAGGAGTAGAACCTTTGTGTGTAAAATGCCAAACAGTTTCGTGTCCGTGTGGTAGAACATACTTTGAGTTGATGTTCACTGTTGATCTACCATAGATGTGTCCCTTAAACTCAAT